TACTGGTGGACGAGAAGGTATATCAGGTATCAGAACTGATTTCTGGGCTGGTGGTGTATCCTGCGACTCAAATGGTGCATTACCTACAGAACCAGGTTATGTAAAGATACAATTCTCAAGTATTAATGAATATTATGATGCTGTAGGTGGTGCTGGAGGTGCTGGTGCAGATTTGTTTATTGGATTTAATGGTATCAGCACAGATGTCACAGTTAATTTACAAAATGCTGGTTTAGGTGGAGGTAGTGGTACTAATGGTGCTAATGGTAGAATATATGTAAGTTATTTTGCTCAAGATGAATCAACACAGGTGCCAGGTGGTCAAACTGTTCCAACAGGAAGATATTATGAATGTGATAGTGATGGTAATCCTATTGGTACATCATTTGAAGCAAACGTATGGTTATCATCAACTGATCCTAATATAAAACCAAGAGGTTTTGGAACTGGATCTGGAACAACTGCAGGATTCCTTGGTGGTAATGCTGTTCCAAATAATGCTACTGGTAAAATCCAACAGTACATACCATTTACAGGTCTTGCATCGGATGCAAGTGGTAAGAGACAATTAGAAGTAGGAACATTTGACCTGACAAATGCCAACAAAGCAAGATTCATTATAATTCGTGGTAGTGATCAAAATGGTGGTGAGAATCCAGATCAAGCAATAAATCTATTCTATAAAAAAGGATCATCCAATACTGTAACATTATACAGTCAGATACTATTAGGATCTGATAATAATCCACAGTGGCAAGCAATAGACTTAGATATTGCTGAAGGAGATCCGATTAGAGATTCGCAAGTAACATTTATTATAGAACAGGATAGAGGACCTGTATATCAATCAGCACCAGCATTTGATGATAATTATGGATTAGGTGCAATTACATTATTCTTTGACTCTACTATTGTTACTACATTCATATCTACTGGTGGTGCAACACTACAAGGAAACTTAGATGAAGGTGGACAAGAAATTAACTCAGATGATGGTATTGATCAAGTAAGAAGAGAAGTATCAGCAGTTGGTGCAGCATTGACAGTGACAGATGGTGAGTTTACAATGTCATCATCTACACCTATAACTACGACTGCAACAGTATCAGCAGAGAATGACATTCCTCTCATCACTAAATACCATAGGGTAAAGTATTTAATCAAGGCACTATAAATGGCAACTATAGCATCACCATCAGAAACTAAACTATATTTGAATGCCTTTGACAAGACCATTCAGTATGACGGTGTGATGAAAACAATAGATGATGATTATTGGACTAAAGAGGTAGTTCCAATATTATATCCTATGTGGGATTCTGATAAGGATAAGTTAGAAGTATTCATCCAATATAAAGATGATACTGTAAAAATGAACAAGACAAAATACTCACGCAACCAGAAGACAGGAGCATTTAAGTGGGTATCATATCAGTTTGACTTATCACCATTCGGATCAGAAATTACTGACCTTAGTAATAGACTAATTGAAAAGTTTACAGAGTATAGAATAGGACAAGAGAATGATTTAGAACGTGCACTCGCAGCAGAATTTTCAAGGTCAGCAATAATTAACTGGAATAAAGTTATATTGATCAGAAACTTCTTATTAATGGATAGTGACTGGACACAACTCGGTGATGTACAATTAACTACAGAGCAAAAAGCACAGTGGGTTACATACAGACAGAAACTAAGAGATCTTCCTGCAGATCAAAATAGTAGACCAGCTAATTCAGTTATATTTCCTGTCACACCACCAAAACATGCTGTGATGGCAGATGGTTTAGATTATCTAAGTGATGCCACACACTTCTATACTATACCTCAATCAGTGTACAGTAAGTTCTCTACTAGAATAGTAAACTATCTTGCATTGGCAATTGGTACAGTAGACATTGATGAAATGCCTGTTTTGAGGGTTTCTAGACCAAATAGTAGTATTGAACCAAATACAGGAGATAATACACTAGATAATATACTTAAAATGATTGACGAAGGTGACTTCGGAGAATAACTATGCCATTAATATCATTAAATCCAAAATCTAAAGAAATGCTAGTTGCTGATTATGCAAAGGCAACTGACAAATTTGTTGTAGTAATTGACAACAGTAAATATCATACACTATCAGCAGATAAGAAAGCAACCGTACTTGCATACTATACACCTATATTACCAGAAGCAGAGATTGATAGGATATTTGAACTAGAACACATATATTATTACTTTGTAACAGAACTACAAGCAACAGACATTTGCTTTGATTGGTTCCCACAACCACAGAATTTACCAGATGCAGATCATTACATAAGAGCATATGTCATCAAACCAGACGGTACGATACCATACGAGAACGCAGATCCAACACCGCCAGGTTGACAATCAAATAATATATGATAGAATGACAGCAGTTGAATAATCATATGCTGGAATTTTGTTATGAGCTTCCTTATGAAGACATGGATTTTACAGATCCAGAAACTCACAAACTTTATCGTATTGGTAGGGGAGAACAAGGAGTTCTATTGGTACGCCCTTATACAGACCACATTTGTGCTCATTGGAAATTCAGAACCCCTGACATAGCAGTTAAATCTGCTAATAAGATATTTGCCATGTATCTTGACTACAGAGACGAGGAAGATTTTGTTGGTATGGATATGTGTCGTAAGTTTCTTGAAATGGGATTTACTAGATCACGGAGATATGCCAATCATAGAGACGGTAAAAAGTATGATGAAGAAGGTAATGTAATACCCCAAGAACCAGATCATGCTACTTGTCATTTTGCTAAGTCTGCTAAGATATTTAAGAAAGTTAGAGATATTGTTGCCAAAAATGACACATATGTTAAAATGAGAAAACACTGGAGAAAAGAAGTTGAACACACCCAAGAAGCACGAGTTAACGCACTTGCAACTGCAAGCAATGTTAAGAGAGCACAATATTCCAACTCTAAAGTATCTCGGACAGCGTGAGTATACTAAAGAGTACGAAGCACATCCTGAGTTACATGGACAAATGATGCATTGGTATTGGTTAGATAACGATGGTAGTCCAGTTGAAATACCAGTGTGTGATTTTATGTCAATAGATGGAGTTGAAGAAGATGACTAAAAAGAGAACACAAAACAAAGAGAACTATTACTATGTCTTTTGGATAGTGGCAATGGTAGCATTTATAGTACCACAGGTGTTTACAGCATATGGTATTATGAAGATAACAGACTACCTTGACACCAAGGCAGATAAAGTTCTCATTCTAGGTAGAGATGCCGAGTTTTAATTTTGATGCTCCATTTATATTTTGGACTAAGGTTAATAATCATAAAGAGATTAAAGATACCATAGTACCTGTCATAAAGATGATATCAGACAATGACAATGCTACAGTTACAGTAGATGGGTCAACTACAACATACTATCATCAAAAGTATAGTTACTTTACAAATGACATGCTAGAGGATATAATATGGAAACCTCTAGAACAAATGCATGAAGAAAAGAATATCTCTAAACCACAGGGATATAATTTAGATGCATTATGGTGGAACAATTATACATCTGGTGGACGAACTAAAGTTCATAAACACGAGAGAGCAGATTGGTCTGGCATATATCTATTGCATTTGGAAGAACCAAACACAACTACATTCTATTCACAGTATGGTGAAGCACCAAACAGTGGTTATATGAACCAACACAAGGTACTAAATGATGCTGTAGAGGGAGATGTTATCATATTTCCATCATTCATGCAACACTGTGGTGATGTATGTACAAAGAATAGAATAATAGTTTCATTTGATGTCATATCAGAATATGAGAGGTCACCTCTTGTAATTCTTAATTAAATAGTAAAAAACCATGAAAGATCAAGCATCAGTAGGAAAAGAGTCCTCTGCTATCAAATATGATAGAGCACTGTCTTTATTCACAGAGTCAGTAATGAAACCAGACCATGACTTGCGTGGTTGTGCACACAATCAGGGTTGTTATGATGAACTCATGGAGATAAGAGAGCATGTACTCAAATATCTTAAAACCCTCAAAGAAGTCACATATCACACAAATGCTGATGAATCTGATATAATAGAGAGTGAGAAGTTACACTCACTAAAATACATGAGAGAAAACATTCCATCTAGATATTAATGAAAACTGAAAAAGAGAGATTGCTTAGAGCACTCACACTTATCAATGATATAGAAGATTGTATTGTTGACAACAAATGGAAAAAGTATTTACAAGACCACCTTATTGTTGTAGAATATGAACTACAACGTCAATTATCACTAATTAATGCAGATGACAGAAGACGAATTCAAATCGGCAATCCAGAATATTCTGATGATGCAGAACAACAACGATCAGAACTTCCAGATATTACAGGGACAGATAGATAATTTACAGAGGCAAATCAATGATCTAAACGATCTCAAGGAAATGTTTAGATTACCTAAAGTACAAAATAAAGACCGTAAACTATTTGATACCGATGAAACTGACTCAGAAACTGATTGATCAGATACAAGAAGCAATGCTACACACCAAGAAGGATGGTAGTATTAACTGGAAAGATGATGACGATGTTGTAGTACAGTTGGCAGGGACATTTGCTGCTGATAGATTCATTGTTATTAAGAACAGGACAAAGGATCCAGTGGTGTCTGCTGAACCACATCCTCACTTTGATTATGAGAAGAAAGTCTTTACTAAGGATGGTAGAGAGGAGCACATGAAAGAGAAGGATGGAACTAAGTGATCTACAATTACTACAACCAATCGTAATTGATGGTGTTGTTGGTTACATCAATTTCATATGCGAAGACTATGTTACCATGATATTCATGGACACACCACTCCCTACATCTATGAACAGTAGATGGGGAAGACATCAGGT